GGTGGCGGTGGAGCCGCAGACCAAACACTTAGTATAAGTGGTAATGTAATTACAATTAGTGGCAACAATGATACAGTAGACCTAACTGCAATGTTGGCACCATACAGTAAAACAGATACTGATTCACAAGATTTAACACTTAGCGGAAATGTAATAAGTCTAAGTGGACAATCAGGCAATGTAGATTTAACATCTTTACTTGCGACATATAATACAGATTCACAAGATTTAACAATAAGCGGAAATGTAATAAGTCTAACAGGCCAGAGCGGTAATGTTGACTTAACAAGTTTATTAGCAAGTGGCGGTATAGATACTGCCGGAGTTGACACTCATTTAAATACAAGTGGTGCAAGTTCAGGACAAGTATTAAGTTGGAATGGAAGTGACTATGCTTGGGTAAGTAATGCAGGATATACTGATGCAGATGTAAATACTCATCTTAATACAAGTAGTGCTGGTAATAATCAGGTACTAAGTTGGAATGGAAGTGATTTTGCTTGGGTCAACGATGCTGATGCACAAACACTTTCTTGGAATGCAGGTACTTCTACATTAGGAGTAAGCAATGGTAATAACGTTGATTTATCAGCACTCGAACAAACATTAAGTGTTAGTGCAAATATATTAACAATCAGCGGAAGTTCAAGTACTGTAGATTTAGGTAAAACACAGTTCTTGTATGCAAACCAAAATGATTTCCCTAGTGCATCAACATACCATGGTGCTATTGCACACTCTCATGCAGACGGAGCCATGTACTTTGCACACAGTGGTAGTTGGAATAAAATACCAACAGCAACAGATGTAGCAACAGCAAATACAAACATGAAAGCCTATGTTGACGCAGAAGTCAATACATTAATAGGCGGTGCTAATGTAAACTTAGATAGTTTAGGCGAAGTAGCCAATGCTTTAGCAAATAGTAATACAGAATTAAGTACGGTTGCATTCACTGGAACATACAGTGACTTGCAAACAAGACCAACAATAACTTTATCGGGGAGTGACCTAACATACGATGGAACAACTATTGATCTATCAGGAGTAGGCGCAACAGGACCTCAGGGTCCTCAAGGAAATACTGGATCGACTGGTGCAACAGGTATAGGAATTATCAATGCATCAGTCCCCAATAATGACCTTATTTTAACATATTCAAATACTTCAGTACAAAATTTAGGTAATATAAGAGGTCCAATGGGACCAGCAGGTGCAAACAGTACTGTAGCAGGACCACAAGGTGCCACAGGACCACAGGGTGCTCAAGGTGATAAAGGTGATACAGGTGATACCGGTGCAACAGGACCAACAGGACCACAGGCCACAGTAACAGGTGCTAGTGATACAATTATAAGCAATCCAACGCAGTACCAATCTTTAACTTGGAACGGAAATGCATGGGTTAACTCTTATCCATATATACAACACTTAACTGATGTAGATAGCACAGATACGTTAGCAGACGGCGACATGCTAACATACAATAATAATAATTCACGATTTGAATTTACTAATTTTGATAATGCAGTTAAAGGTATTTTAGGTACAGGTAGTGCATCACAATATCAACTCTTAAGTTGGAATGGTTCAGCTCTTGATTTTGTATATCCTAATATTCAGCATTTAGTAGATGTAGATAGTACAGATACGTTAGCAGAAGGCGATATATTAAAGTATGTTGCAGGCGATGGCAAATTTAAATTTTATAACCTTGAAACCCAAGTTCAAGGCGACATAGACGATCACTTAAATTCAAGTGGTGCAAGTTCAGGCCAAGTACTAACTTGGAACGGAAGTGATTATACCTGGACAGCAAAAACAACAGATACCGATACTGATGGCCAAACTTTAAGTTTATCAGGTAATGTTATAAGTTTAACAGGACAATCAGGTAATGTAGACTTAACAACATTGTTAGCAGGTAGTGGCGGTGGAGCCACAACATTAAACGGCTTAACAGATGTTTCAGCATCAAGTCCAAGTAGTGGACAAGTCCTAAAATGGAATGGTAGTGCCTGGGCACCAGCGGCAGATAATAACTCCGGAGGCGGAGGCGGTGGTGGTGGAGCCACAGTACATAGATTTAAAGTATCCTATACAGCCGGCGGACAACTTGCTTCAACATCAGACTTAACATCAGGTATATCAGGTGTTACAATTGATAGTGCAAGTGCTGGTGATGTAACTATTGTATTTGATCCAGGGTTTAATTTCCCACCAACAAGTATGATGTGTTATGGTTATGACTATTCTAACAATAATTATTTAATGGTACCATTAGAAACAACAAATGGACTTAGACAAATAGCAGGAGGAGGTTCCTCAGGTTCCCCTACATTATTTGCTGGTGGTTCACAGATATCATTAAAATTGAGATTAAGCCAAACAGAAACAGGTGCAAGTGGCGGCGGTTTTGGTACAACTACACATGCTTGGATACAATTTGTAATGTACGATTAAGGATAAGTTATGGCATCAAGTAACTACAAGTCCTCACACATTGAACTTAATATACCAAATAAAGTACTTGAAACAAGTATTAGTTCTATAAGTGGAAGTGAGTTTTGGGACCATGCTAATGGTTCTGGAGACCTATGGTATTCTGGTGTTGGTACTAAAAAATATTATAGATGGGAAGTTACATTCTCAGTAACAGAACAATTACACGGTTCTCATTTAACCAGAGATGATTTTAAATTTAATGGTTTAGACGTTGTTGTTGGAGATTGGTTAGCAGAAGCAACTAGTGGAGACTGTTGGAAAATTATATCTATATCTTCTAAAAGTGCAACCTCGGTAACATGTGTTGTAGAGGACTGGTTAAGGTATAACACATTTAGAGCAAGTAATGGTAATGGCTCACCTAGTACAGGTGCTGGTGTTGTGTTCTCTCTTAACGAAAAGGGAATACCAATGTTAGACCCTTTACCAAGTACGTCAACAGAAAAATTTTATCCTACTTTAGCAAGTAGATTTGAATATTTAAACCCTCAAACAAACTATGTATTAGAACAAACAACACATGGATTTAACAAAGGTGATGTTATTGCAGTAAGTGGTACAGGGTTTTCAAAGGCAAATACATCTACAATGGCTAGAATGATAGGTGTTGTAACTGAGGCAGGACCTGGTCCAAATCAGTTTATGATATTACCTAACAACCAAATTATAGATTTCGATCCTACTATTCCAGGTAATCAAGGCGACTATGTTTATGTAAGCAGTACAGGAGCATTAACTACTACCGATACTGGAAAAATTGCATTTTTAAAATTACAAGATGCTATACCCACAGTCCTAACAGGCACTGGTTCTAATCCAGAATTAAGTCACAACCATAGTATAAAACTAAATGGAAAAACTGTTACATTTAATGGTGGTGGAAGCAATGTCACATTAGCAACGGCTGTAGGACAAATAAATGCAGTTGCAAATACAAATGTAGTAGCATCAAGTGTTGCTGTAGAAACATCTGTAGTATCAGACGGTGCAAATACAATTTACGGACTAGTAGGTGGTTATACTCCTTTTAGTGCATCATTTGATTCAGGAAGTGGAAATACAACAGTTAATTTTACTACTAACGGTTCGCAGTATGCAGGTGTATCAACGCCAGAAGATATGGTTATAGATATTAATGCGGCGAACATACCAAACCTTACTGCTACATCAACTGCAACAGTCTTAACTCTTACAGAGTCAAAAGGTAATGCTATTAATATAGTAAATGTTACTAACGATGCTAATGGTAACCCATTTGTAGGTGGTAGTAATATATCAGGACTAGCCGCAACAACAAATTCTACTGGTGCTCAAAAGATGGTCCTAACAAGAGCTGATGGTGGACCAATAGACATATACGAAAATCCTGAAGAATTTAGAACCTTTGTAGGTATAGCAAGTGGACATACAGGAATGTATCCACTAGCAATGAACATTGAACAAGGTATTAGAACAGGCGGTACAACACTTGTCGCTGATGTAAATGCAAGAAATTCCCTAGCCGCAATGGCAGGCGATCAAGCATACGTTACTAATGCCGGCGACGGAGAGTGGGCATTATTTTTATACGACGGCAGTGGCTGGGTAGAAATTAGTAACGAAGATAGTGCAACAGTAGATGCTAAAACAATGCAAACATCATTCTCTATGCCAATAGGCGGCTTTGGAAATAGCTCAACTAATAACCTAGGTAATATATCTCCTGGTAGAAAAATACAAAGTGTTAGTGTTGATGTTACTACTGCATTTACAGGTTATTCAGGTAATATATTGCCTAACATAGAAGTAGGTACAGTTGCAGATCCTGACATATACGTAGACGAAGTAAGCAACGATTGTACATCTGCAGAAATGTATATTACAAATCCAGAGTACACATATCCTGCTTCAGAAACTCAAGAACAGTTAATTAGAGTACGTTGTAATCACTATGGTGCATCACAAGGTAATGTTACAATCAAACTAACTTACATCTAAATGTAAGTCCTTCAAAAACTTAAAAATAGATAAATACTTGTAACGTTCAGCGAAAGCAAACGTTATCGATAACGAATTAGAACACAAAGTATTAGGAGATACAAATGGCTGATATTAAAAACTTTGGTATCAAAGGTATAGCGGCTGATGTCCAAATGGGTAAATCCGGGGGTCGTCTAAAGTACGATTCTGGTAACGGAAGATTCGACCTAACACAATCTGATGGAAGTACACTCGAGGATTTAAGACTCGGTAGTATTACTTCAGGTGCTTGGACGGCAACAGCAATCGGAACGCAATACGGTGGTACCGGTCAAGATTTCTCTAGTAGTTCAGGTGTTATTAAAGTTTCAAGCGGTACTATGTCCGCTGGATCAATTGACCTAACAGCAGATGTAACTGGTGCATTACCAGTAGCAAATGGTGGTACAGGTGCAACTGGTGCCAGTGATGCTAGAACTAACTTAGGACTTGGTAACATTGCCACTCAGGCTTCAAACGCAATTAACATTGATGGCGGTGCCATTGATGGTACAGCAATTGGTGCCAATAGTGCAAGTACTATAGTAGGAACAACAATTCAAGCCACTACAGGTTTCACAGGTAATTTAACTGGTATAGCCAGTCAAGCAACTGAGTTTACTTCAGCAGTAACAGTTGGTTTATCCGGTGATGCAACAGGTAGTGCAACATTCACAGGCGCAGGAAATACTGCAACTATATCTACAACATTAGCCGCTTCAGGCGTTAGTGCTGGTAGTTATGGTAGTTCAAGTGCTATTCCAGTTATAACAGTAGACGCAAAAGGTAGAGTCACAGCAGTTAGTACTGCGGCAACTTCAAGTGTATTAACAATTGGAGCCGATAGTGGTTCTGATGATACAGTAACAGTTGGTACAGATACACTTAATTTTGTAGGTACAAGTAATGAAATAGAAACAACAGTTAGCGATAACCAAATTCAAATTGGTTTACCTAATGACGTAACAGTTGGTAATAACCTAAGTGTTACTGGTAGTTTCTTATCAGATGATATTACAGCGGCTACGGTTACAATTAACGGTAACTTAACAGTTACAGGTACGCAAACAACTACTGATTCTACAGTTGTTACTATTGCAGACCCACTTTTCCAAGTAGGTTCAAATACTAACGATAACTTAGACAGAGGTGTTACTTATCTACATAACGATGGATCAGCAAAAACTGGTTTCTTTGGTATGGACGAAGGTACAGGCGTATTTACATATATTCCAGATGCAACAGACAACTCATCAGTAATTACTGGTAGTGCAGGTGCTGTTAAATTTGGTGCTGTAGAAGGTACATCATTTAGTGATGGTACTATTTCAGGTATTACATTTGTAGATGAAGACAATATGGCTTCAGACTCTGCAACTAAAGTTCCTACACAGCAATCAGTTAAAGCATACGTTGATGCACAAGTAACTGCACAAGACTTAGACTTCGCTGGTGACAGTGGTGGTGATCTTGCTATTGATTTAGATAGTGAGAAACTTACTATTGCTGGTGGCACAGGTCTTAGTACTGTAGGTAGTGGAAACAGTTTAACTGTATCACTAGATGACACGGCTGTTACAGCCGCGGCATATGGTAGTTCAACTGCTATTCCAGTTATTACTGTAGATGCACAAGGTAGAATTACAGCGGCTTCAACAGCGGCTATTTCAACATCTTGGACATTAACAGGTGACAGTGGTTCACAACTTGTTAACGGTGGAGACACAGTTGACATCGCAGGTGGAACTAACATCACTACAGTAGCAAGTGCAACTGATACATTAACAGTTAATCTAGATGGCGACATCAGTTTAACAAGTGTTACAGCAAGTGGTGCCTTAGAAGGTGGTAGTGTAACAGACGGTACAGCAACATTAAGTTCAGGTGCTTTAAGTGGAGCAACTACAGTTACAGCCAGTGGCGCAGTAACAGGTGGAAGTTTAACTGATGGTACTGCTACTTTAAGTAGTGGAGCATTAAGTGGTGCAACTACAGTTACAGCAAGTGGTGCCGTAACTGGTGGTAGTTTAACAGATGGTACAGCAACATTGGCTTCAGGGTCATTAACAGGTGCTGTAAACTTAACTGCTTCAGGTACTATTACAGACGGCGTAGCAAGTATTAGTGATGGTAACATTACTGGTGTTGTAAACGCAACTGCTTCTGGAACTGTACAATTTGGTTCACTAAGCGACGGTACAATTACTGCTACAGGTTTTGTAGATGAAGATAACATGGCATCTAATAGTGCTACACTTATCCCAACACAACAATCTGTTAAAGCATACGTTGACTCAGTAGCAACAGCGGCTGACTTGGACTTCCAAGGTGATTCAGGCGGTGCATTAAGTATTGATCTTGATAGTGAAGTACTTGATATTGCTGGTGGTACTAACATTACTACAGTTGGTTCAGGTAATGAATTAACAGTTAACCTAGACGCAACGTTGGCTGGTTTAACAAGTGTTACTTCAGCAACAATAACAGACGGAACTGCTACTTTAAATAGTGGTGCTCTTTCTGGTGTTACAACTATTGCTACATCAGGTGATGTAACAGTTGGTGGTAACTTAACTGTTAGTGGTACACAAACTAGTGTAAACTCAACAAATACAACAATAACTGACACCTTAATTACACTACAAAGTGGATTAACAGGTGCTAACCCTAACGACATTGGTCACATATACGAAAGAGGATCTGACGGAAACAACGGTTTCTTAGGATGGGATCAAAGTACAGATAGGTTTATAGCGGCAACTACTACTGCTGACGGTTCAACTGCTGGAGATTTATCTCTCGCGGCGGCTGACTTTGAAGCGGCAGGAATTATTGCAACTGGCGTAACTGCTTCAGGAACAGTATCATTTGGTACTTTAACTGACAGTGGCGAAAGTATTGCAGTAACTAAGTTTGTTGATGAAGCAGATGGAATTGGTAGTAACGATAACGATACTAGTATTCCTACTTCAGCGGCAGTTGTTGACTATGTTGCAAATAATGGTGGTGATGGCCTCTTACTAAGAGCTTCATTATCAACAGGTGCGACTACTTCAGCAGTAGGTACAATGCCTAATGTTTCAAGTAGAACTTACTATGCAACTAAACTTGTTGTTAAAATTGCTACAGCAGTTTCAGGTAATAACGTAAACTACATTACAGTCACAGAATCAGGTGGAAACACTTTGATTGCTAAAGCAGACGCAGATAGTTCAACAGTAGGAAACTACATTGTAGAACTAGACGGCGATGTTACTATAGCACGTGGCGGTACAGTTACAGTTAATTACTTTGATGCTAGTGATAACGCAGTCAGCCCTACAGCAGGTGCTGGTACTGTTTCAGTACATTACAACTGGGTATAATAACCGTTAGTTAGTTAATAAACTAAACATTTAAAAGGCTTACATTTATGTAGGCCTTTTTTTTGACTGCATAAATAGTAGTATGGCAGAACTTACTTGGCATTACGAACACGAAACTAGTAGACAACATTTTGTTATAGACAATAAAATGTACGAAACATTTGACGGTGGTCAAAATATTAAAAAGTATGTAGACGATGTTTATGTAACAACTTTAAGACAATACCCTCATCTACCTATAGACTTTATATATGAAGTAGAAGATGGTGTAACACCACCTGACATGCCACCTGGTTCTGATCAATGGGCAGATGAAATGCTTTTATTAATAGAACAATATCCAGATGAACTTGGTGAGTATCTACCTATTAAAGAGTATAGACAACGAGATAATTCTATTAAAACATTTGAACATGTGTTAGGTGTTGGTGTTAATAATCTCAAAGATAAAATACGAATTAATAGAATGGGTATCCCAGATAGCATACAAGAAAATTGGGGTTACGAAGTTTTAGTATCATGGTTAGGCTCTGTTAGTAACTCTCCTGATGGACTACAATGGAAACAACATTTAGATACTGGAGAATTTATAAGAACACCATCGGGTAATTCCTTTCCGTGTCATGTATTCCCAAAAGTATATCCCACAGAAATATTAAAATCTAAGGAAGATGTAATTGCAGACATTATTAAGTGTACAGGTGTTTCTAAAGATGTTTTTGTAGAACCTATAAGTTATTCTAACATACCAAACCAATTACACCTCTCGGATAATTTCTTTGAAATTATTTAAAAGGCTTACATTTGTAGGCCTTTTTTTTGACTGTGGTGTCTTTTGCTCTATAAATACTACTATGTCAGGTTCAAGTAATGAATGGTCGCCTTTAAAAGAAGTAGTCGTAGGTTCTATAAAAAGGTTTAACCAGTATACACATTATTCAGGAGAGCAACATTCAAATGCATTCCTAATACCTATCATGTCAGAAGTAATAGAAGGACTTCAGACGTTTCAAAATTTATTAGAAAAAGAAGGTGTTAAAGTTTATCGCCCTAATGGGTTTTGTTATAATGTTAGAGATTGTGCAACTGTATTAGGAAATACTATACTAGAAGCACCAATGCAATATGAAATAGAATATCCATTTCAGAAACCTTTAAAATCCATTTTCAAACAAAAGTGGTTAGAAGGTATGAACTGGATATCAGCACCTGAACCAACTTGGATTGATAAAGGTATACACGAACCTCTTTTTGATGGAGCAAACATTTGCAGATTAGATAAGACATTACTAGTTGCACTTAACCAAACTGCAAATCAACACGGACTATCTTGGTTGAAAAGGCAATTTCCTAAATATAGTATAGAAGAAACTACATTAAATTCTGATATATCTCATATTGATACAAGTATATCTCCTATTTCCTCAAACACAGTTTTAATAAATTCAGATAGATATACACAATCTAGTATACCAGATACATTTAAAGATTGGAATCAAATATGGATTAAAAGCAATGACTTAGTTGAGGAACCTATAGTCGATGGTATGATGTCAGTTGCATCTAAGTGGGTTGGTATGAATACATTGTCTCTTAATGAAACTACATTATTTGTAAATGAATGTCAAGTAAACTTAATAGAAAAATTAGAACAAAATAATTTTAATTGCATACCTGTACCATTAAAACATACAAGAGAACTTGGTGGTGGACTGCATTGTTGCACCTTAGACTTAGTAAGAGATTAAGTTACTGCTTTACCATAAAGTTTATAGTAAACCCAATACAATTTATTCTACTTAAATTTGCTGTGAAACTAGCAGGAATATGACTTGGATAGAACACTACCTTATTGTTTTTAGGTTTAATTATGTGTTCAGGCGAATGTATATTTGGTATATTTGCTACAGTCGAATTAAAATTTTCTAATTTTAAATGAGGACCCATATTAGTTGTTTGTAAAAATAATACTCCTGTGTACCAACTATACTTTGTAATACTAGGCATAATAGTATGTAAAGGTTTTATCATATGAACTTTAGGGTCTGTTAGTTCTATGTTTATATTTTGTCCCCATTGTTTACCGGCGATATCAAAAAATTTATTGCCCATAAGTTGAGTAAGTCTGCCTAATTGTGTTCCTAAGTTAGTACCTTTAGGAGTATTCCAACCATAATTAGTTTCATCTACTCTTTCATTTGCTATCAAGTTGTCGACATCTGATAAAATTTTATCCACAATCTCTTTAGAAAACTCCATTTTGTCTTCAAAAACGAAGTCTGGAAATACTGTAAAACCTTTTGTTGCCATACTACTATTTAACAAAATCGGTTGACTTTTTGCTGTTTTCTTGTATAATATAGGTGTAATATAGGAAATTAATATGAATAAGAAAAAAATAATATTAACAGATTGCGATGGCGTAATTTTAGATTGGGAAGAAGGATTCTCAATATGGATGGAACATCATGGTCATAGTAAGGTTGATGGTTACCAATACCAATATAGTATAGGAGATAGATACGGACTATCAAAAGAACAAGGAAATAAACTTGTTAAACAATTCAACGAAAGTGCGGCAATAGGATTTCTACCTCCCCTAAGAGATGCACAGTACTTCGTAAAGAAGTTACATGAGCAACATCAATACAAATTTATTTGTATTACTAGTTTAAGTTTAGATCCTTATGCAAAATATTTGAGGAAAAGAAATCTTAAAAAACTTATGGGAGATGCATTTTTAGATGTTGTCTGTTTAGATACAGGTGCTGATAAAGATGTAATACTTGCTGAGTATGGTGCAAAATATCCTGGAAATTACTGGATAGAGGACAAGCCTGAAAATGTTAATTGGGGTATAGATGCTGGATTAGAAGGTATTCTTATTGAACATGGGCACAATCTAGACTACACTGGTCATGCAAATGTTGTTAAAAATTGGGAAGAAATCTATAATTTAATTATTAAAAAGGCTTGACAAATCTCTATATTTTGCTATAATATATAGTATAAATGTTAGGAGTAACATATGACAACAGACACATTAGATACTAAAACTAAAGCAAGTTCGCCTAAAGACGTTGCTAGTAATCCAATTGTAGAAATACCAGAAACAACTATGACTTCAGAAGAAGTTATAGATAGATTGATAAAAGCAAGAATAGAAATGCTTATGTCAGCACCTTTCTTTGGTAATCTTGCTACTAGACTTTTACTTAAAGACGCAACTGAATGGTGCCCTACAGCGGCAACAGATGGCAAGTATTTTTATTTTAATAGGAACTTTGTAGCCGCACTCAGCGATCAAGAAGTTGTATTCCTTGTAGGACATGAAGTCTTACATTGTGTATATGATCACATGGATGCTGATAGACGAGGTGATAGAAATCCTATGCTTTGGAATATTGCTAATGACTATGTTATTAATGCAGACCTTATAGATGGTCGTGTTGGTGAGCAAATTAAGTTAGTTGAAATATGTTACGACTGGAAATATAGAGGGCAAGTTTCAGAAGAAATATATGATGACCTTTTTAAAGAAATGGAAGAAAAAGGACAAATACAATATACTCAAACATTAGATGTACATTTAGACAGAGAAGAGGGCGACGACCCAGGTGCTGGTGAAGGTGCTGAAGGAAATGTAGATGGTGATGCTAAAGGTGGTGCAGGTCCTGAACAATATACTGCTGAAGAAAAAGAAAAAATTAAGCAAGAGTTCCAAAATGCTGTAATGCAATCTGCCAAAGCCGCAGGTGCTGGTAACTTACCAGGTGGTGTTAAAAGATTACTAAATGATTTACTTAATCCACAATTAGACTGGCGTGAACTACTTGCTATGCAAGTACAATCAGTTATTAGAAGTGATTACACATACCAAACACCTTCTCGTAAGGGACAAGATGCAGGGTTTTATTTGCCAGGTATGGATAGAGAAACTACTATAGATATTGCAATGGCAATAGACACATCAGGCTCTATGAGTGACCCTATGTTAATTGATATCCTAAGTGAGACTAAAGGCGTTATGGATCAGTATACAGATTTTAAAATACATTTATTCTGTTTTGATACTGAGGTACATAATGCACAAGAGTTTACTACAAGTAATATGGATGAGTTTTTAGAGTATGAGCCTGCAGGTGGCGGCGGCACAGAGTTTGATTGTGTATTTGATTATATGAAAGAGCAAGGCATACAACCTAAGAAACTTGTTATGTTTACAGATGGTTACCCTTGGGGTAGTTGGGGCGACGAGTCCTACTGTGATACATTGTTTATTGTACATGGTGGCGGATATGGTGGTAAAACACCAGAAGCACCATTTGGCATAACTGTACCATATGAAAGAAATAATGATTAAGGAAACTAAATTGTTATCAGATCAAGACTGGACTAATTTGCATGGTAACGAGTTATATGTTTCTATGCTTAATAACAAAGTTAAGTTACATGATGATGCAAAAAAGGATGAGCCTTATACAGATGTAATAGATTACTTAGACTTTGGTACAGAAGGTCTCTGTTATTATAAGGCAGAGAATGTATATGGTACTGTAAAATACGAAATCTATTTTGAGAATGCAATAGACAAAGATAACTTTATTAGTTTTTATACTACTAGTAGAGGATTAGATTTAATTAAAAAATAACCATTTTTATACGGTATAAATTAAAACAGTTGTTAAATAATAACAAGTAAATATGTAAAGCAGTTAAACTAAGGAGATAAAATGACTGAAGCACAAAACGTAGAAGCGCCTGAAGTAGCAGACACACCAGAAGGTCAAGCAGTACCTGAAAGCATTGGTCTTCAAGACCTACAACTTTTAGCACAGATTGTAGACCTTGCAACTCAAAGAGGTGCCTTTAGAGGTAACGAATTGACTCAAGTAGGATCTGTTTTTGATAAACTAACATCCTTCTTAAATCATGTTGCGGCAGAGCAACAAGCGAAAGCAGAAGCAGAAGGCGAAGAAGCACCTGCAGAAGCAGAAGCACCAGCAGAAGCACCTGCTGAATAACAGGAGAAAATATGGCTAATATAATGAAACACGTTGGTACACATGGGCAAAAGCCTTGTGTGGTTGTGTTTAGAGAAGTGCCTAATGAACCCGATAATTGTTTAATAGTTGAAACTGGTACATTAGAAGATCAGAAGCATGATGACTTAATGAACGTTGTTCAAAGTTTAGAAGCTCAAGAGTCTAATAATATATCAGAAGTTTTATCTAGAAGAAACTTTACTGACGGTTCTAATATGCTAAATGACTTGCACTTTAGTAAAAAACTTATTAAAGTTAGTGCAAATGATGTAAGTCTTACACCAACACCTGCTGATAGTATATCTTTAGCAGAAGTAAATGCAGAAATTAATAAAATGGAAGCAGGATCTAATCCACCATTAAATACTGAAGTTGCTCCAGAAACATTGGAAAGACCAGCACCAGTAGATACAGGTGTAGAAGGAGAAGCAGAAGGGTTATTAATTCAAGCAGGTCTTTTAGAAGAAGATGCGAAAGCCTTAATGGCTGATGCTGAATCTAAAAGAGCTCAGGCATATTCCATGGACCCAAACCTTGCCCCTAAGAAGGGACCAGGTAGACCTAAAAAGACTTCATAAGTGTCTAACAAGGGCACCAAAATTGTCCTTTTAGGTAAACGTACAGAAGACGGGGAATCGTTAGAGATGATTCTCACGGAAGTTTTTCCGAATAGTATACCAAAAGATTTTGTTCATAACTTCTCTATTACAATAGATGATGGAGAAGTTATCGACATTCCTAATGAGATGTTACCTGATTATATTGAGGTACAACATCCTGTTGACATCCTCAAATCTATTAATATTAAAAATGCAAAAGTAGATGTAATAGAAGTTGTATTGGATTTAGAGTCTATAAAAACGTATGTTACTACAGAAGCAGATACAATTTTAAGTAATATTTTTCCAGATGAGACTTGACAAAGTCTCATAATTTGCTATAATATATGTATAGTTTTTTAAGGAGTAACGAATGTCATTAAATTTATTAGAAGTATTATCTGCAAGTTGTTCTGCATATAGTAAGAATAAAGGCTTTATAAAAAAAGATCAAGTTCGATTTGATAAAAAATATGAAGGTAAACTGTCTAATAGCGATTTACTGTATGCTCACTTTTACTCTTCTGATAAATTAGATATCACAGAAAAAGACACAGATCTTGCTGTAGAAATTATTGATTATTTAAAAGGCCTTAGTTTTAAAGCAATTGAAAGAGAACTTACTGATTTTGAAAGAAATGTTTTAAAACTTGTTACGTCACAAAATATACAGAAAGATCAAATAGGAATATCAGCAAGTCTACCCAAAGTGTATCTAAATAAGTTAGAGCAAGATCGTTGGACTGACAGGGAAAATATGCTATCTAGAACAAGTGAAAAGATTGGTACATTACATCAAAGAGAAACATTTGATGTTCTTGTAGAGTTTGTTAGGTTTATACCAAGGACTATGAGTTATATTGTTACTTGTAGTGTAGAGAATAAACATATTTTAAAGTTCTTTCATGATAAAAAACTTGATGTTGATACTATTGTTAATGTTACCGGTTTTGTAAAGTCACAAAATAAAGGAAAGTTTCATAACGGATTTGAAACTATTATCAATAGAATTAAAATTAATAATTAAATTTATTTTGCAAAAAAGAGTCAACGTTTGTATTAGTTGCCTTTGAATGATTTAGTATTTTAATAAAATCCTTTTTTTCCTTTTCTTGCCAGTCTATATCTCTTAGTAAAGAAAAATTATGTCGTATTATATCTTTCCTGCTTATTAAATATTTTCCATTCTTATGCCAGGCATTAAACCTTTCAAACATTTGCTCTGTTCCATATAATAAACTTTTATTTAAATCTTCATGTACCATTTCTCGTCTCAGTACCTCTTGATTAATTAAATCATCTTCAAAAATATTAAACCCTAAATATTTTAAAAATGTATAATTTTCTTTATGTCCTTGTACGCAAAAAGGCATATTATTTAAAATAGGCCATATTGTTTTTTCTGTTATAATAGATACAGAGAAATCCTGTTTATTCCATTCATGTGTTTCTGTAACCATTTCAAACCATGCTCTTCTTCTTGCTTCATTTAAGGCATAGTTGGCATTCATATGATCTTCCCTTTCACCTTCACGTTCTTGTAGTTCCATTGGTATCCGTCTCAATAAAGGTTCAATAGAACTATATAATTTTTGTGTGTATGGTGTGTTTGGTAAAAGGTCTAAAGCGGTTTTAAACTTTTCGTGTATCTCATCTTTAGGCATAGGAACATTTAAAGGTTCTTCTGCTAAAAATGTAAAAATAGAATCATCCATGTATTTTTCATTTGCTAATAGCAATAAGCATCTTAAATCTCTAGGCTGTCTATTTAAACATATAGCAAGTTTATCCTTTTTGTCAGTAGCATCTATATGATTATCAAAAGATAAAAATTTATATCTTTCCATCTTTTCATTACTTAAATCCTTATTTTTATAGGTTTTAATATATTCTCTACCTGAATTAAAATAATCATAACAGTATGCTTCATATACTTTTCTTTGTCCTACTTCTATAAATCCTTTTGCAGTATGAGTTGCGGCTATACCATGGATTATAATATCGTTTGTATGCAATCCTCTTTGATCTAATGCCTCACTGAATAATGACATTGTTTCTGAAGGGCGGTGAAATCCATATGAGTGTTGTTCTATATGACCTAAAAAATATTCATGAGGTTGACTTAACACGATTGGTATATTATGTTCTTTAAGAATCTTTTGTGTAGCATCAGGTAACCAACGTACCCAAGTGGTACTTAAATGATCTTTTATAAAAGGAATAGTTACAAGATAAATTGTAGGAGTATCGTCTGCTTTGTTGAATTCCTTTACAGGAACAAAATTAAACTGCTCTTTGTTTTTCTGCATTAGCCTCCAAACATGTAGATTGCCTTTTTGCCATACTATGTCTGGTTGTTTCTGCCAACCTCTTAACTTATCTATTATTTTAGTATTGATACATTTATAAGATGTGTCAGTTGCTTCTTCTACTAAAATATTAAGTTTTGTACCCATGTCTATATTTATTATAGTGTTTAAATAAGTTTATATCATACTGATAAATAGTAGTATAACAAATTAGGGAGTTATACAATGGCAGAAGACACAGATAAAAAAGAATTTCATCCTGCTGATACAAATGGAGACGGTAAAGTCTCTAAAGCAGAACATGACATGTATATGGAGTTTAAAAGAAAAGAACTTGAAGATGCAGACGCCATGCGTGATGCACAAAGAAAGATGACATGGTTTGCTTTAGGTGGATTATTGTTATATCCATTTGCAGTAGTATTAGCAGTATTGTTTGGATTAGAAAGTGCAAGTAAAATACTAGGCGATATGGCCGCTACATACTTTGTAGCAGTTGCTGGTATTGTTGCCGCATTCTTTGGTTCACAAGCATATAGTAAAGGTAAGTAAAAGTAATGTTTATTAAACACTTTGTAAGGATATTAGTAAGGGAAGAACTTCCTGATGAGGACGTTATCGTCTTCTTTGATATTGTACAAAGTGTTGTTCCAACAAAAGTACTAACAGCATACGACGAAGAAAAAGTCAGAGTAGGTGTAGAGGTTATGGCTTACACCAGCGAAGACAATGACGGCGAGATGTGGATATACGAAATCATACTTGAATCTCAAATTGATGAAGATGAGGGAGATGAAATATCAAAAGAGTTATACTTGGAATTTCCTGAAATAGACTTTACCTTTGAAGCAAGTTTAGAAGTTTAATGCTAGTAGAGGTTCATTTTACTGGCGACCAGTTCATAGCCTATGACGAATCAGGCAACCAAATAACCGATTCCAGAATATTAAATGAAGTATCTATGGAACAATTTATAGGCACTAAAGGTGTGTATGTTGTTGATGTAGATATACCTAATGGCTTTGTTCCTAAGCCACAATTAAATATAAAAGTAAATACATTCATAAAAGATTGACATAGCCTATATTTCTGTTATAATATGTTTTTCACTAATAAATACAGTTACAGACATATACAGGGTATAAAAATATGGCATTTAATAAAACATTCAACCAAGAAGAAATAGCAAGATTAAAAAAACTTATCAATGAAGGCGATCAAGTACTTCATGAAGTAGACGCTCTTAATACAGGATTAAGAGAAACAGTTAAAGCAATAGCAGAAGAAATGGATCTTAAACCAGCAGTTTTAATGAAAGCAGTTAAGGTTGCTCATAAGGCATCATTTACAGATGAGTACGACAAGTTTGACGAACTAGAAACAATTTTAGAGTCAGTCGGAAAAACACTTTAATACATTGACAAACTACAAATTATGCTGTATAATAGCATAATGAGGACAGTATATCTATGAGTTATGTAGACGCATTTTACGAGCAGGGCAAAGACATTGTCACAGTAGTAGAACGTGTGGATGGTCAACGTATAATTAAAGAACTAAAACCAGAGCATAACTTTTATTATGGTGATCCACAAGGTAAGCATAAAAGCATATTTGGACATCCAGTTACAGAAGTAAAATGCCAAAACATTAAAGACTTTAAAAAGAATGTAGGTATTAACAAGCATAATGGAATGTTTGAAAGTGACATTCGCCCTATCAACAAAACACTAGCACAGCATTATTTAAATGTTGATGCTCCTAAATTACAAACAGCATTTTTTGATATTGAGGTAGACTTCGATCCTGCAAGAGGGTTTAGTAGTCCAGATGATCCTTTCACGCCTATCACTGCTATAGGTGTTTACTTACAATGGATGGATGCTATGGTATGTTTAGCAGTTCCTCCTAAAACATTAACTTGGGAACAGGCGTTAGAAGTAGCAAAGCCATTACCTGAAGTAATGTTATTTAAAACTGAAAAAGAAATGCTTGATGCATTTTTAGATGTTATAGAAGATGCAGATGTATTAAGTGGTTGGAACTCAGAAGGGTATGATATTCCTTACACTATTAATAGGATTATTAAAACATTAGGTAAAGCAGAAACAAGACGTATGTGTTTGCTTAAAAAACTTCCTAAAGAACGACAGTATGAAAAGTTTGGTAAGATTACAAGCAGTTATGACTTAGTTGGGAGAATACATCTAGACTATTTAGAACTATACAGAAAATATAATTATGAGGAAAGGCATAGTTATAGATTAGACTATATTGGTGAGATGGAAGTAGGTGAGAAAAAAGTTGCCTATGAGGGAAGTTTAGATAGATTATACAATCATGACTTCCTAAAGTTTTTAGAATATAACATTCAGGATGTTATGTTGCTAGACAAAATGGACAAGAAGTTACAGTTTATTGACTTAGCAAATATTATTGCACACGAAAATACTGTATTAATTCCAACTACTATGGGTGCAGTAGCAACTACAGAGTCTGCTATTATTAATGAGGCACATAGACGTAATATGGTAGTGCCTGATAGAAACAAAGCGGCAGAAAAAGATACTGCGGCTGGTGCCTTTGTGGCAACTCCTAAGAAAGGCTTTCATGAATGGGTAGGTAGTATGGACTTAAACTCCCTATACCCTAGTGTTATCCGTGCTTTAAACATGGGAGGAGAAACTATTGTTGGGCAACTTAGAGATGATTATACAATAGAAGAAATTACAAATGCACAAAAACTAGAAAAGAAAAGTTTTGCAGATGCATGGCATGGTAAATTTGCTACTAATGAATTTGAGTTTGTTAAAAATAAAGATGTTGATCACAAGATGTTTTTGGATATGGAAGATGGTTCAACACATGAAGTCACGGGTGCAGATGTTTATAACTTAATTTTTAATAGTGGACAACCTTGGTGTATAAGTGCAAATGGTACTATTTTTAAAACAGACTTTCAAGGTATTGTTCCTGGTCTATTAGAACGTTGGTATAAAGAAAGACAAGAAATGCAGGCAAAGAAGAAAGCCGCAACCACTCCTGAAGAACAAGCATTTTGGGATAAGAGACAGTTGGTTAAAAAGATTCAGTTGAACAGTTTATATGGTGCTCTACTTAATCCTGGTTGTAGATTTTATGATAAACGTATAGGACAAAGTACAACATTAACTGGTAGAAGTATTACACAACATATGGCGGCGGAAACAAATCGTATGCTAACAGGCTTATATGATTATGAGGGCGATACTATTGTATATGGTGATACTGACTCTGTATACTTTACGGCCGTTCCTGCTCTTCCTGAAGGAGAAGTACTTAATATGGATAGTGCAATTAAATTGTATGATCATATATCTGATACTGTTAGTGATACTTTCCCTCAAATGTTAAAAGACACATTTAATATTCCTCTTGATAAAGGTGCTGTTATGGTTGCTGGTAGAGAGGTTGTAGGTAAAGCAGGACTCTTCCTCACTAAGAAAAGATATGCAATCTTATGTTTAGATATTGAAGGATATCAACCAGAAGGTGGCAAACTAAAAGCAATGGGTTTAGAAATTAAACGTTCTGACACACCTGAGTTTATACAGGACTTTTTAGAGGATGTTTTAGTTGATTGTTTAAATGGTGCAAGTGAAAGTGAAGTGTTAGATAAAATTATAGCATTTAAAGAATATTTTAAAAACTTGCCTGCTTGGGAAAAAGGAACACCCAAACGTGCCAACAACGTCACAATGTATACAAGTAAAATGGTACAACAATCTAGAGTATCTAGTAATATGAGATTACATAAACTTGATTTGCTAGAACAAGAAGGTAAAAGCACAATGATTCCTGGACATGTTAGAGCAAGTATTAATTGGAATACATTAAGAGAAGCCAATAGTGATGCATACAGTTTACCTATTACAGATGGTGCAAAAGTTATTGTATGTAAATTAAAAACAAATCCAATGGGATATACAAGTATTGCATATCCTACTGATGAACTTAATCTACCCCAGTGGTTTAAAGACTTGCCGTTTGATGATGACGCAATGGAACAAACAGTTGTAGATAAAAAAGTGAAGAACGTGTTGAATCCTATGGGATTTGACTTAGATAGGACCACACAAAGTAAAACATTATCAACATTTTTTGAATTTTGATCTTAAAAAAGTGGAAAAAAACAATTGACTTATCTAAATAATAATGTATAATGAATGTATTCGCGGAGATTAAAAAATGGCAATAAAAGATATATTAAAAGATGTTCTTAAACACACACATAGTTTAGGAATATTTGATTCAGTAAAACTTACAGGAAGTGTTGAGTCTACAGAAATAGAAACTGTTGATGCAGACAAGACTGTAATTTTAAAAGGTGAGACACATAGTCCTTATCCTGACTTTGTTGATTCAACAGTTGGTTTAAGTAGAATGTCTGTTTTACAAGGTAACTTACAATATCCTGGGTTTGATGATGACACAGGCTCTATTAAAGTTGTAACACAAGAACGCAACGGTGAAAATGTTCCAGTTGAAGTTGAGTTTGGTAGTTCTGATGGCACTACTGCAAACTACAGATTCATGTCAGCAGAAGTAATCAATCAACAACTTAAAGCAATTAAGTTTAAAGGTGCGGAGTTTGATGTTAATATTGTTCCTAGTGATAAAAACTTAAAGGATTTAAATTACTTTAATAGTGTATTAGGACAATTTGAAGCAAACTTTAGTCCTAAAACTAATGGTACTGATTTATGGTTCCATATTGGTGACGGTGTAAGTGATAGAACTAAAATTTTAATTAGTAATGAAATAGATGGTTCTCTTAAAGGTGACTGGAAGTGGCCACTAGACATTGTTTTAAGAATTATAAGATTAAGTGATACAGGTAAATGTGTATTAAGTATTAATGATGAAGGACTATTACAAATTATTGTAGATAGTGGAATGGCAAAATATACATACTTGTTGCCAGCAAAAAGTTAATGAAAATTGTAGCAAATATAATTACAAATTTATTTGAATTAGCAGGAATGCTTTTCCTACTAGCAGTAGTGACTGGAGTATTACTTAGTATTGATATAATGGGACCTTCATTAGAATGGATAAACAATAATGTAGGAACTGTGGCAGGTTTAGGATTTGTTTATCTCCTATATAAAAGTGAGAGTGATACATAATGGATTTTAATAAGAAAACAGAAGACTATGCATTATACTTACCGGCTATTAGTGCCTTTTATACTAGGCAATTAGCAAAATATGAAGATGAAGTAGACACTATGAGATGCCCTGAAGGCTTTGATAGAGGTCTACAGGGACTTAACTTTTTAGATGAAGAAGTTGGTTACTACTATTATCCATATGGTTTATATTCAGCCGGTCATGCCCAGTTAGACTTAGATAAAACTGATATACACGAACGTATGATACAAAAACGTGATAGAAGTAAAACAGTTATACTAGGTGATTCTGGTGGCTTCCAGGTTGCTAAGGGCGTTATTAAACTAGACTGGGAAGATGCAATTAAGCCTGATAGTAAGGCCAGAGAAGCCCTATGTGAGAAGATGTTGCGTTGGATGGAGTATACAGCAGACTGGAGTATGACATTAGACTTTCCAGCATTCGCGGCCATACCTCCTTATAATAAAAAGACAGGACTCACTGACGTTAAACAAACAATAGATATGAGTATGTATAACTTGGATTACTTTGTTAAAAATAGAGTGCCAGGTGCAACTAAGTTTTTAAATGTTCTTAGTGGGGCAGATGATGCCTCGGCACAAGAATGGTTTGATTTAGTTACTCCATTTAGTGACCCTGCATTTGTAAAAGAAAACTATGGTGATGAAGCAAGAACACTAGAAGGCTATGCAATGGCAGGTATTAACATTGGACAAATGGAGCAACTACTTAAAAGGTTACTTCAACTTAGAGAACGTGGCTTACTTAAAGATAAAGGTTGGATACATTGTTTAGGTACAGGTAAATTACATTGGGGTTGTTACCTAACAAGTATACAAAGACAGTTAAGAAAGCATGATAGTCCTAATATACAGATTAGTTATGATGCGGCCTCACCTTTTGTTAATACAGCATATGGCCAAACATACACTTACAACTTCTTTGATAAGAAACGTTTTGGTTACTTTATGGATAAGGCTATAGATAATAAAGATCTTAAAGGTTCAACTATGCCAATGCCTTTTAAAGGTCCTATTATGGATAGGCTTAAAGTAGGAGATATTTGTGTACAAGGACATGGAGATCTTAATAAAGCAGGTAAAGAATCAAGAACTAGTTGGGACACTTTAAGTTATAGTTTATATATGGGGCATAGTGTACATAATCACATAGAAGCCTTTATAGAAGCAAACAGACTTGCTGATGTTGAAAAACATAGAACTAAAATTAATTGGAAAGACTATAGAACTGGTGAAAAGAAAACTTCTAATATTAATGAAAGAAGTCCTCATGTACCAGGTATTATACTTATGTTTGATCAATTCGTTGAGGAATTATTAGACCCTGCAAATCCAAATCCTTATAAAATGTTAGAGGATAACAAACTGTTCCTAGATGAAATTACACAGAATGGTTGGGTTGCTGGTAAAAGTAATAACTTTGGTAGTTTCTTTGAACAAGAAGAATATATTGAGGGAGACAGGGACGAAGATATGACACACGAAATAATGACAGGAGAATTTGACGGTGAAGGATAAACCAAATTTTAATGATGTTAAATTTTTTGTAGGACAAGAAGTTGACAATACTGTTGCACAAGGTGAAGATACCTTGTTTGTAGCAGGGTACCAACCAGTCCAAGAGATTCTTAGTAGAGCATTAAATGAAAAATGTACACACATTCATATATGCTATTTTGATCCTGCAAGATTTGATCAATGGAAACTATGGGAAGAATTACTCTTGCATATTTGTGAAAACGGTGTTAAACTAACATTAGAGTTTGATGTTAAGTATGCAGAAGATATATTTAAGATGGGATTACATGATTTTAGCAATTTTATACCTGTTATTGTCAATATATTACCTAATTCGTCTAAATATAATTTCAATACAGCATTTAAAGTAAATGATAAAGGGTTTGATCAAACTAATGAAGGTACATGGTCAATGCATTTACATAACGTATTAGATCAAGAACATTTTATACCTTGGTCTAAATATACTGATGGAGGCGATAAGCCAGTAGAATGAGAATAGATATAACAGCGACAGACGATGATGGAATTAAAACATCTGCATCTTATGATGGAGACTTTCAATATGAGGAAGATATTCAGGAGTTAGTTGTGTTATTGTTTAAGTTTCTTGTAAAGAATGGTGCTGACATACCTGAGGAAATAATTACAGAGTTAGACAAATTTTAATGGATAATGATTGAGATATTAATATGGAGTTTAATTGTAATTACATGGGCGTCAGTAGGCTTACATGTAGTAAAAGAGTTTGTGAGAAATCACATAGAATAGGAGAATGAAATGATAGAACCAAGTATTAACAAACCTAGTTTATTTAGAAGAACTGTAATGGGACTTGTAAATGGCTGGAGACGTGTAATGGATGTGAGATTTAATCCATTAAGAGTAATTAAAGATCCAAGTTTACAGACATACTTTATGCTAGTACTGTTTACTATATGGAGTGTATTCTTTGGCTTCTTAGCCGCAAACTACTTAGGGTTTTTTAATTATAATACTGTTATTAGTATTGTAATACATATTTCTATTTTACTACCATTAGCATTTACTAATGCAATCTTTGTTGATGCAGAACGTGATGGACATAAATGGTTAAAAGAATGGAAAGAAGAACAAAATAGATATACTATTATAACAAACAGGCTTAAGAAGAAAAATTTAGTTATGTGGGACCCAAGCAAGGAGGCATAATGGCAATATCAGATGAAATGAGAGAACAACTTGAAATGGTTATCCAATACGGTGACCAAGTCAAGGCAATGTTTAAAGAACAAGATGACGTCGACTATGAGATAGGCGACTATGATGAACCTATCACACAACTGTTAGGTCATATGAATGAAGTGATGGAAACAATTGACGGAGGTTGGTAGTGAGAAGTATATGGGTAACATTTAGTAAAGAGGGTATACATTACTACCCTGGTGCAGACACAAACCCTGCAACCGCCACAGGCGACGAGTATGATGTATCCTTTTTAGGATATAAACACAGACACATATTTCACTTTAAAGTATGGATTGAGGTATTTCATGATGATAGAGATATAGAATTTATACAGTTTAAAAGATGGCTTGAAAGTTTGTATAACGAAGAAGTTGTACAACTTAATAATAAGTCATGCGAAATGATAGCAGACAATTTAGCGGCTGAGATACAATCAAGATATCCAGGTCGTTACATAAAGATTTCAGTAGCCGAGGATAATGAAAACGGTTGTGAAATGGAATATCCTACATTTAATGGGGATGGACCAAACTTTGATGTTCCAAGTGAGGAACTAGAAGATGTTTTTAATAGTTTACAATAAAGGAGAAAAGCAATGGAAACACATTTAAAACTAAAAGCTCTAATGGAAGAGTATCAAGCAGAACAAGATAACTTTGAAATCAAAGGTGTTAAGGCTTCTGCCGCTAGAGCAAGAAAGGCTCTAATGGAAATTTCAAAACTTTGTAAAGCAAGAAGAGTTGAAATCCAAGACAAAAAGAACTCAATGTAATTATGTCTAAAAAAGAACCTAAAAAGATTACTCCAGAAGAAGCAAATAAGTTAGAGGATTATGCTCAGTCTTTAGAAGATGAGGTAACTCATACTGTTGATTATGGTAGTCTTGAAGAAGTAAACAAAAAGAAAAGGAAAAAAGATGCGTAAATTATTTTATATGGGACTTGAGTCTTATGAAGCCAGATATACATTACAGTTACAAGACTGGAACGAAAGAGTATTTGGTAAACGTGGTATTGACTACGAAATAATCACTGGCCAAGAGTTAGATAACTCCAAGGCTATTGTTACTGGTAGTGTATTAGATGCACATGGTAGAACGTATTATAGTTTATCACAAACTATGACTTTAATTCAGATGATGAAAAATGGCGAAATCACTAGTGATGATGTTATTTTTTATGAGGATATGTTTACTCCTGGTTTAGAATGTTTACCCTACATCATGGATCAGTCTCCAAAAGAGTTTAGGCCTAAAGTCTATTTAAGATTTTTAGCACAAACAACTGATCCAGATGACTTCCTTATTAGAGAAGGCATGTTTAATTGGATGCGTAAGTATGAGGAAATGGTAGACGAATTTGTTGATGGAATAATGGTTGCTAGTGAGGAGTTTGTTGCTCATTTGAGAACAGCAGGACTTAAATCCCCAATCTATGTAACTGGATTACCATATGGTAAAGAAGAAGTTAGAGGTCGTATAGACTCTAATATTCCATTACACCAAAGAGCAAATCGTGTTGGCTTTGCGGCACGTTGGGACGATGAAAAACAACCACACTTTTATATGGACTTAGCAGAAGCCTATTACAAAATAGATCCTACTGTAGAGTTTGCTATATTTTGTGGACACCCAGAACTTAAAAGTAATGACCCAGAGTATGTAGAACGTGCTATGGCATTACAAAACGGTGATTATGCTAACTTTAAAGTTTATACAGGTTTAAAGAAAGATGATTACTATAACTTACTTGCTGACAGCAAAGTACTATTTAATTGTGCCTTGCAAGATTGGGTAAGCAATACTGTTAGTGAAGCAGACACATTTGGAACACTTACACTATATCCAGCATATAGAAGTTTTCCAGAAGTATTTGCAAACAACGGCAAACACCTGTATGTACCGTGGAGTTTAGATGATGCAATAGGCAAACTTACAGACATGTTTGAGGCTATTGACACAGACGACGTTTCGCAGTATAATATAGGTAAGATATCAGACTACCAGGATGGCACTATTGATAGAACTTTAGATGCAATGCTTGGTACTGGTGAACAATTATCTCGTAATGATAATTTATATAGAAGGCATGTAGCCAGAGCAAAATATGAGTAAAGAAGCACAAAAAACAATACTAGTTACAGGCGGTAGCGGATTTATAGGATCTGTTACTTGCTCTTTATTAGTTCAAGCAGGGCATAACGTTATTAATATTGATAGAGTAAAAAGAGAGTTACCAGGTGTAACTCAATACCCTTTTGATATTGATAATCATCAACTAAAAGGAATAATGGAACTAACAAAACCAGATGCGATTATACATTTGGCGGCGAACCATAGTGTTCCTAAAAGTGTTAATAATCCAGCAGAAACATATTATAATAATGTTTCAAACTCTATATCATTATTAAAAAATGCTGTAGAATGTGGAGTTAAACATTTTGTATTTAGTAGTTCAAGTTCTGTTTATGGTGATTCGGATATGTTACTTAATTCAGAAATAGACCCAACTAATCCTTTAACACCTTATGGTAAAAGTAAGTTAATGGTAGAACAAGTTTTAGAAGATTATGCAAAAGCATATGACTTTAACTTTACAGCATTAAGGTATTTTAATGCCGCAGGTAGTTTTGAAGGACTTGGTTATCAACTAAATCCTAAAGAACATATTATTCCTATTATAATAGAAAAAGCACTTACAAATGAAAAACTTACTATTAATGGTAATGATTATGAAACAGCAGATGGAACTTGTGAAAGAGATTATACACATGTAGTTGATATTGCGTCTGCACATATGGCCGCACTAAACTATCTTTTTGATGGTGGCTTAGGTGGTTCATTTAATATTGGTGGAGGTTCTTCCAGCAGTATAGACACAGTTGTAGCAGAAGTCGAGAAACAACTTGGGATTGAACTTAACAAAGAGTATGGCCCAAGACGTGAAGGTGACCCTGCAAAGACCTCGGCAAATATTGCCAAGGCATTTGAAGAAATGGGTTGGGAATCTTCTTTTAATATAGAAGATATAGTTAGAGATGAAATAAGTTATCAGAAATCACTATTGAAGAAGTAACTATGACAATAGAAAAAGAGTACCAAAGTTGGGATACATTACAGTCTCATCTATCTAGTATCACACAACAAATAGCATTAGACAAATTTAAGCCAGATGTTATATTAGGACCTGGTAGAGGAGGATATCCTGTTGGTGTAATGCTTAGTCATTACTATAATGTTCCTTTTCATGGATTTGAATGGACTACTAGAGACCATGGTATGATCAAAGAATCTACAAGGTTAGAAACTATTTTGTCTAAATATAGTAGTGATGATATTTTAATTGTAGACGATATTAACGATTCAGGTGAAACACTTACAGCAATTGACGAGGTAGTCAATACCTTTGATCAAGAAGAAAATAACCACATATTTCACTTGCATGAAGGTATAAAGTATGCTACACTATATGATAAAGAGAGTAGTAAATTTAGTAAAGTTAGTTATGCAGGAAAAATTGTTACTCCAGAAGAAGAAAGATGGATTGTATTTCCTTATGAGGAGTGGTGGAAATGAATAAAGTACATAAAAAAGCAGAAGTAGTAGAGGACAACGGTTTTGTTGTTCATTTGTTTAAAAACTATGAACCTTTTGGTACAGTTGATGTTAGAGATAAAAGTATACATTACGCAAATGATGTTTGTGAAAATTGGGAAACAGGAATATTAAAGGAAAACAATGAGTACATTACAAAGTCTTAGTAACCATCTTAAACATCTTGAAGAGATTCACAGAGAGTTAGATAAAAAAATTACTAGACATTGGGAACATCATGATAGTGATGATAAAGTTAAGCAAGAGAAGTTAGAAAAACTATCTCTTAAAAGGGAAATAGAACAGTTAAGATGCAAGATAGAGGAGATGCAAAATGAAGACTAGTGATAAAATAACAAAAAGAATTAAGGCCGCAGATGCTAAGTATTGGGCAAGTGATAATGTTGCTCAGTATATGGATGAAGGTGATGATCAAGCACTTATAGAAGAACTTATTCCTCATTTTGAAGGTATTTTAGACACACTAATTATTGATAGATTCAATGATCCTAACAGTCAAGGTACTGCTAGACGTCTTTCTAAAATGTATGTAAATGAACTTATGTGGGGCAGATATAATGATATGCCTAATGCTACAGCATTTCCTAACGATATAGAAGAAGGATATAAGGGCATGTTGGTGGTTAGAAGTGAACTTATTAGTATGTGTTCTCATCATCATCAGCCAGTTAAAGGTATTGCATACATAGGTATTATTGCAGGAGAGACCCTTATAGGTCTTTCTAAGTACACTAGAATAGCACAATGGTGTGCAAGACGTGGTACGTTACAAGAAGAACTTGCTAACGATATTTCCAGAGAAATTATGAAAGCAACAGGTAGTAAAAACTTAGGTGTTTACATACAAGCAACACATGGTTGCGTAGAACATAGAGGTGTAATGGCACATAGCAGTCTTACACAAACAACTGTATTAGAAGGTTCGTTCTTTGATGACCCTGGTACTAAAAAAGAGTTTTTTGATAATATAAAATTACAACAAGAATACGCAAGTAAATAATGATTGAGACTAGAAACAATACTTTAGTAATAGGTAAATTAGCAGTTCCAGTTAGAAACATAACTGATAGTATTATTGATAGAAAGTCTATCAATTACATTACTAAAAGGTTTCCAGTTTCAGTAGATGAAGTATTTGAATGTGTTGATGCAGTTGCTGATATAGAAACTTTAAACGGTACTGGACATCTTTCTGTTAGAAATACAGGTACAGGACAAAATATAGTATTAGAATGTACATCTATTTCTGATGTACTATGGTTAAAACTTATACAATATGGGAGAGTATTTTCTCCTAATGAAGAAAAGTTTTCTTTGATATTCGATAAAGGGTTTAGAATTTGTGCAATAGAATGTTTAGATGATATAGTACATAATAGAACAGATTTTGAAGGCAGTGAATTACATAGTATTGTATTTGAAGCCATTGCCTCAGTAGTTAATAATGGTGTAAATTACCAAACTATGTTAGATTTATTGAAGGGACAAGATGAAGAATCCGTCTAGTTTAAAATATAGCGAAACATTTTATTCAGCACAAGGTGAAGGACAATATGTGGGTATACCTAGTCTATGGATGAGATTTTTCTTATGTAATTTACAATGTAATGGCTTTGGACAAAAAGAACCAACTAATCCTGACACATACGAATTACCATATGAAACAATAGACATTTCAGATATAACAAATGTATTTGATTTACCCGTCTTTGAAAAAGGTTGTGATAGCAGTTATACTTGGAGTAAAAAGTATAAGCACTTAATAACAGATAAGACGGTGGAAGAGGCCGTAGACGAACTTACATCTCTTCTGCCGCACTCCCAATTTGTACATCCTGTAACAGGACAGTCTGCTCATATGGTATTTACAGGTGGCGAGCCAATGCTTAAGAACACACAACCTGGCATGATGAACATTATAGAAGAGTTCAAACGCAGAAAGAATCAGCCTATGAATGTTACTGTGGAAACAAATGGTACAAAGCCTATCTCAGATGAGTTTGCTGAATGGGTACAACGTGAATATTCTAATTGGGCAGATGGTAGAGAATGGTATTGGAGTTTAAGTCCTAAACTGTGGAGTACTGCTGGTGAGAAGAATAAGAAGGCAATTAAGCCAGAAGTAATTGGTAGGTATGCAGAAGTAAGTCCTCATGGACAACTAAAGTTTGTTGTAAATGGTACTGATGCAAGTTGGCGTGAAGTAGAAGAACACACAAAATTATTTAGAGATGCCGGCTGTAACTTCCCTGTATGGATTATGGGAGTTGGCGGCACCTTTGAAGGCTTAGTACAAACTGAAGCCAGTATTGCCGATGAGGCTATACAACGTGGATATAACTATACAAGCAGAGTCCATGTACACATTTATGGAAATGCAATAGGAAAATAATATGATAACTATATACGAAATATATATAAAAGGTTGGGGAGAATATGAAGATGCATGGTATCCTCATAATCATGGCCCAGATATATCAGCATTAAAAGAAGTTATATTTAGAGATTGGGATATGGAGGCTGAATATTATATTACTGATAAACAGACAGGTAAGGTAATAGAAGAAGGCACTATAAACGAAGGAGTTTACTAATGAATAAACATGATTGGAATTTTATAAAAAATATGAGCCCATTACTCATTACAGCATTCGTAATGTTCTTAATGATGGTAGCATACGAAACAAGAGCAGATGAAGATAAAGTTATGGGATATACTGAACATGGTATTCCTGTTACACAAAAAGAATTAGATGTTAATACATTTAATTTTGAAAGAGTTAGAAGTTGGGATTGGAACAATGAAACAAACACATTAAGACTAACATTTAGCAAAAATAAAAAAATAGATGTAACATTTTTTAATAGATGTTGGGATATGGAGTATGCAACGGCCTTACAATTTAACTCTTGGGCAGGAACAAGACATATTGGTAAAGGAGACGGTATTGTACCAATTAGTTGGATGTATAAAAGAGCATTATATCCTTGCAGAATAAAAACAATGACGGCAGTATTACCGGAGGAAAAAGATGGCGAAAAAAACTAAATTACCATTTAGTATGATGCCTGCTAGTTGGGGTCTTAAAGGTAAGACTCGTGCAATAGCAGAAGCAGAATATTATTATGAAGGTGAAGAACTAGAAGAAGTATTAGCAGAACTTGGTGCTGATAGTGATGAAGATAAAGAAGTTGCTAAACTTGATGTTAAACTTAAAAACGGAAAGATTGGGCAGGCTGAGTATGACAAAGCAGTAGCAGAAATTAAGAACGAACCTTGGGTAAACGTATTAAAGTTAGATGTTAATCCAGAAAATGCAAAAGCAGGTTATATGGAACTTGATTGGAATGATAACTTTGTTAAATTCTTACATGACAATGGTTACGAAGGAAAAGACGACGAAGCAATAGTAAATAAATGGTTTAATGACGTATGTAGGACAGTATTAGTACAAGAGATGGCTGATCAAGATTACGGATTACAACAAGACGGAGAAGTAGATGTCATCGCAACAAACGTTGGATCAGAAGAGCAAGACTAAATTAGCATTACTAGTTAAACAAATTGACATTGTAGTTGATAACTCTATAGAAGATATGGAACCTAGAGAAATAGATTTCATTATAACCAACTTTGCCAAATACCTTAATTACGATTTAAAACGTAACTTTGAAACTGCAAGGGAGAAAAACTTAAAAGAGTCTCCGTTTGATGCAATAATTAATGACGATTTAAATCTTGACAATAACTCATAAATTTGTTATAATAACTTATGGCTAAAACATATATACTAGTAGATTCACTTAACATGTTCTTTAGAGCAAAACATGTTGGTGGTGGTAAAGATATTGACATGAGAGTTGGTATGGCAATGCACATCATGTTTAACAGTATTAAAAAAGTATGGCGTGACTTTGATGGTGATCATGTTGTTATGTGTTTAGAAGGCCGTTCATGGCGTAAAGATTTTTACCCTCCTTACAAAGCAAATAGAAAAGTTTTAATGGATAAAAGATCTGTTAGAGAACAAGAAGATGATGAATTGTTTTTTGAATCTTATAATGATCTTACAAAGTTTTTAGATGAAAGAACAAACTGTAGTGTTATACAACAACCAAATGCAGAAGCAGATGATTTAATTGCTACTTGGATACAACAACATCCAGATGATAATCATGTTATTGTTAGTACAGACAGTGACTTTTATCAATTACTAGCAGAAAATGTAACACAATACAACGGAACAACAGACCAGATAGTTACTTTAGAAGGCTTTAAAAATGCTAAAACAGGCGAATGGGTAATAGATAAAAAGACCGGTGAAAAGAAAACACCAGTAGTTCCTGAATGGGTATTGTTTGAGAAGTGTGTGAGAGGAGATAGTGCTGATAATGTGTTCAGTGCCTATCCTGGTGCAAGACTAAAAGGCACTAAAAACAAGACAGGTATCACTGAAGCATATGATGATAGACATACTGGAGGTTATAATTTTAATAACTTTATGTTACAACGTTGGGTTGATCATGAAGAACAAGAACATAGAGTTAGAGACGACTTTGAACGTAACAAGATTCTTATAGACCTTACAATGCAACCTGATGAAGTAAAAGCAGAAAGTAATCAGATTATTGAAAGTGCAAAACTACAAGAGCCTAAACAACAAGTAGGTGTGTATTTTATGAAGTTTTGTGCTAAATGGAATTTAGAAAGAATGTCTCAAAATCCAGGTGATTATGCAGAGTTTTTGAATGGACAAGTTGGATAAGGCGATACGAAGAATTACTGACGATTGGCCAGCAGAGCCTTATTGGATATTTACTAGTCCAGATGGCAACAAAGTATACAGGCAGATGAGACAGGATGTTTGTCCTGAAGTATTTAAAAATGCAAAAGGTACACCCAACAAGCAACTATATTCAATAGACGGTGTTGTAGTAGGTAAGGATGAGGATTATGGAGATAAGGAGAATAAAGCATGGTAAAGACTAAAAAGAAAAATAAAACACAGTTACAACAAATAAGTGATGTGGCTTGGCTAGTAAGGCAAGGTAAAAATAAATTGGGCATTTTAAATAAAGATGTACAAGAACATTATTTTTATATTACTGGAAAAGAGTTTTTAGGATTTGATGATGAAACAGATGTTGTTGAGCACTTTGGTAATGTAAATTTGTTTAAAGATCAAATTACTGATAATGCAACTATTAGTGATTCTTTTTATATTAAAGGTCATTTGATAGATTACGAAACACCATATCCATTAGACCCTACTCATAAGGATTACAATAGCGATATTCCCCTTTACACTAAAACACCTGAAAGTGATGTTTACTATGCCGCAGGATGGTACTGTATCAACTTTGAAAAAGGTTGGAAAAGAAGTCACGGACCTAAATATTCTACACTTACAAATTATGGTTATTCAGGACCATTTAAAACAGAAGTAGAATGTAGGCAGGAGTTAAAAAGACTGAATAAACAAAGACGTCTTGAGAATGGATGATTTAGATACTTTTTTGCCTGACAATTGTGGGTATAATAAAATCTTTAAACATCAGTGGAAAACAAACACAAATGCTATCCCTTTAAGTTCCGTAAATCATATCAGGGATTTAATTAAAGGTAAGTTTGGTTGGCATTTTATACCACATAAAAATATGGATTACAGTAGAGAAGATTGGTACAAAGATCAAACATTAGTAATAACATTTGAAAATAAACTGGACTTAATTTTGTCCAAGTTAACGACAACATTATAGAAATAATAATAAATAAAAGCATGAAAACAGGTACAATTAATTTTTGGAACAGCAGAAAAAACTACGGTGTAGTAAGTGCTGGTAAATCAAACGTCTATTTAAAAAGACACCATGTTACAAATCCAACTCCTCCTGCAGAACTAAGTGCAGGAATGGAAGTAGAGTTTGATACAGAAGTTAATGGTATGGAGACACAATCAACATGTGATTTAACACCTAGGGTCAAAGCAGAATAATGAAAGTAGAAATTTATAGTAAACCAAATTGTCCTTTTTGTGTACAAGCAAAAGGATTAGCAGAAAGAGAAGGACATGAACTAACATATAAAATGTTAGACGAAGACTTCGACAGAGAAACACTAATGGAAACATTTCCAGGTGCTAGAACTTTCCCACAAATCATTGTAGATGGTGATAAAATTGGTGGGTATACTGACTACGCACAACTGGTTTCTGAAAGTAAAAAGTAATATTAAGTGCTGTTTTAATTGCTATTTTAGATAAATATATGTATATTAGGAGATACATATATGAGCAGGCCAAAGCCAACAATATTATTAGAATCTGTAAACAAGCAAACATATAAAGCAGAACAAGTATTATCTGCTAATGCAATTTACTCTGTATTCTATCAGGATTCACCTATAAACTTAAGAACACTTCATACATTACTAAGTTATCCAGGGCCTAAATATAAAAAGGTTTCATTCAGTAATTCTGGACATGCTTTTAACCTTGCAGAAAGATTAAACAAAATATTTTCCACAGACGAGTTTAAAGTAGTTAAACTTACTCAAGGTGAAGTGGTAACAGAAGATGACATCAAGGACTAATCAGTTACAAAACAAAATAATTAAAGATATTCTCAATACAATTAAAGACGGACTTTTACCCCACAATTCTAGACGTCCAGGGTTTCAAAAATATTCAAAGTTTTACATTAAATTTATTAAATTTGATAAAGATCAATTAGGATATAAAATTTTTAGTAACTATAGGGTATCTAAAAATGACACCAAAGGACTCAAATTAACCTATCTAGGCAATGAGTTATTAAAAAGACATTACGATTGTTATGAGTTTAAGCATGATATTGTACCTACTCCTAAAATGTATCTCGCATTAGATACTCATATGCAATGGCCTTATTATTTTACTAAAAAGAAAATGGTTATGTATAGTCAAGAAGATGCCGCCTGGTATCGCATGAACGGTAATAATATAGAAGACTTCACAGATTTTATTTGACAAATACTTAATTTCTGCTATAATAGTTATATAAATTAGGAGAGTTTATATGATTATAGTTCAATCACAATTCAATTTTAACTACGAAGATTCGCAATCTTTTGAGCAAAATTTTACAAATTGGTATTTACTTAATTGCCAAGAAAGAACACAATGGGGAGAAAAACCTTATTCAAGAGAAGAAGGATTTAAAGTTTTCTCAAATTTATTTGAAAAAAAGGTTGACAAAGTATAATTTTTTGTTATACTATATGTATAGGTTAAATTAAGGAGTAACTAATATGGAAACATTAAAAGTAAGAGCAAGTTCAGTAAAGCCAATTTTACTAAGAGCTATGCAAGTAAACAGACCAATTTTTATCTGGGGAGCACCAGGTATTGGTAAATCAGAACTAGTTGACGGTATTGTGCAAGGTGGCGATTTAGGTAATGCTACTACAATAGATTTAAGACTAGCATTATTGGAGCCCACTGATCTTAGAGGGTATCCTTTTAGAAATCCAGAAACTAATACAATGGAATGGTCACCACCTAGTGACTTGCCTAGTGAAGAATTTGCTTCACAGTTTGATACTGTTGTATTGTTTTTAGATGAATTAAATTCAGCACCCCCAAGTGTACAAGCGGCGGCTTATCAGTTAGTATTGAACAGACGTATAGGTCAGTATATACTTCCTGACAATGTAAGAATTGTTGCGGCAGGTAACAGAGAGACTGATAGAGGTGTTACATATAGAATGCCAGCACCGTTGGCTAACAGATTTAGACACATTAACATGGATATTAACTTTGACGATTGGCAACAATGGGCAGTTAATAACAATGTACATCCTGATGTTGTAGGTTACTTAACTTACAGTAAAGGAGATTTATTTGACTTTGATGCAAAAAGTAGTTCACAATCTTTTGCTACTCCTAGGAGTTGGACATTTGTAAGTGAAATGCTTGATGCAGAAGGTTTTGAAACTGCTGATAACTTTGAACAAAAGGCTGAGATTGCCGGCGCAATAGGAGAGGGAATGGCAATCAAGTTTGTTGAGCATAGAAAAGTTGCTAAACATCTTCCCAATCCAGAACAAGTTATTAGTGGTAGTGCTAAGAAACTAGACAACAAAGTTGCTTCAGAACTAAGTGCAAAATATAGTTTAGTTGTAGGTCTTGCTTACGAACTAAATGAAATGTATACTGAAACAGGTATTGATAAGACTTTTAGGGAAGGACTTAACAATACTATTAGGTTTAGTTTTGATAACTTTGAACCTGAAATGGTTGTGTTTTTATTTAGAACTGTAATGAAAGATTACAATATTAAGTTCAATGTTAGAACTGATCTAGATAAAGAACTTAGAGATACATTTAGTAAGAGGTATATTAAATATATTGTATAATTAAAAAATCCTTGTGCGCCTACCTATGTTACTCCCTACCTAAAGAACGCACTAAGGTGATGCCCAGTTTAACTGGGCATTTTTTTGAACCGTGTAGTAGAGTGCCTGAAAACAGTAGGGCCAGATGTTACTACAATATGGCGAAAGCCTAGTTGAACGACCCGTTAGTATAGTATGTCCTAGAAAGCGGGTTTTCTTTTTATATCCTCCCAGTGGCTTAACTGGATAAAGCAACGGCCTTCTAAGCCGTAGATTGCAGGTTCGAATCCTGCCTGGGAGGCCAAATTATTTATATCCTATTTGCATAAATCTAGTATAACTTGGTGTCTTTAACTGACCAGAATACATTGATTTTCTTAGTGGATAGACTGTTTGCATTTCTTTTAAACTTGCTACAGGGTTTATGTGACCCTCGAAATCCGGGCTATTATTAGTTTGCATAACAATTAACTGATCGCTACCTGCAGATTCAAACCATTCAGTTCCCATATGTTCACAACTTGTATTAATTATACATTCAGGTGACACTTTAATAAGTTCTCCACCTGTTTCAAACTCCATATGATTACAGTCTAATATACTTGCATCAGCAACTACGCCTTTAAACTTCCAACTGTTTGCTACATGTTTTTGATTAAACTTTTCTGCAAGTTCTATACTTTGTGCATCTATATCTAATCCATATATACGTTCAATAGGCATTGTTGATATTAGTAAAGGTTCTACAATAGCACCTATCCAACATCCTAATATAGCAATAGTCATATCTTGAGGTAAGTCTTTTACGTTACTTAACTCTTGTAGTAACCAACTTTTACTTGCTAATTGGCCTTTGCTAAAAGCATCACGTGGATAACGTCTATCCATAACTGCTCTTTCAAAGTAACTGGGAGGAATGTATAGATAACTATTATCTATATACTCTTCTACATCGTTCCAACTATTTAGATCTATTATATTGTTCATTCAACCAACCGTAATCGTTTATTTTATTTAACTCTTTCAAGTTATCTTTATTTGCTTTTGCAAATTCATTACCCTCAACGGAACCCTTTACTGCTTCATCAGTAAAGGGCTCGTCCCCCTGGGTTTGCAACCAAGTATCTAATCTTTCTTTACTTTCTGCATCGTCATTTAACGTAAGTTTAACACATTCTCTAAATGCACTTCTCCATGCACTAAAGCCATCCGTATTAAATTTAGTTATGCAACTTACTTGTGGCATAGATTTAAATCTGTTACTTAGTCCTGTTGTAAAATCTAATCCCCAACTTGTAGCATTTCTAACCATCTCAGTTGGGAATAATTTTACTCCTCCATATCCATATTCTAATCCATTTATTGGGTTTTTACTAGCCCAAACATGTACAACTTCTTCGTCGTATACGTCTGGAACATAATCAAATTTAAAGTCTTTATCTATAATTGCGTCTGCATCTACTACCCAAAACATTTTACTATCTACTCTAGTAGATGCTATTTTGTGTGCTTCAAATATTCCTTTTATATCTCTTATCCATATTAAATTTAAGTTTGGTTTTAAATGTCTAATATGGTCTTGTAATTTATTAAACCCGGCATCTGCAAAAGGTTCTTTATAACTTAAATAAATTATATCAAAAGGCGTTGTGGAACTACCGGGTTCTTTAACATATTGTAATCCTTTTATTCTGTTTAATTTTAAATCGTCTGATTTTAGATTTGAATAGTCTATTGATGTGGGCCAAAGTCTTAGTCCACCATATGCATGTACTTTACCTGTTCTGCCATTAAGTTTTTGCCATGCGTGAACCTTATGCATATCAGTTACAACGGGCATAAAACCACGGTCAAGTAACCCTTGATCCACTTTCACATCTGGGTCTATAGTCCAAACAAAGGGTTCCTTTATGTCCTTTATCGCGTTTATAAACTCGTTCTTTTCTAAACTTTGCAAGTGGATTGCTGGCCACTTAGGGCGTAAACTCGCAATAGTATTTATTTCTTTTAAGTCATTAAAGGTGTTATTAGTTACTTCTTTGTCAGTATATTCTTTATTTAAAAATGTTTGTTTAGGTATTAATCTTACATTTGTAAATTCATTATCCTCATTTAAAAACACATGAACATTGTTTTGATCCCATTGTGTAGGGTAATAATCAAACTTAAAATCCTCATTTAGAACTGTAAAAGCATCTATTACCCAGTACATATTTGCATTAGATTGCCCTGCTAGACGCTCATAGATGCTCTGTAAGCCGTCTTTGTAGTCACTAGGCTGTAACTTATACACTGGATATTCCTGTTGTACGCAAGAAGGATCTCTAATATATTTAGGCCTTCCTTTAGTTTGTTTTACTTTAGGATATAATGTAACACCGCCGTAATCGTACTGTCTTTTTGTTACTGGATTAAGTTTTTGCCATACATGTGTCTTTCCTTCGTCCCATGTATCTGGTATAAAGTCAAAATCAAAGTCTTCTAAAACATCTACATCTTGATCTACTACCCAGAACCAATCATGTTTCGTATTCTCTCTACCCTCTTCTTCTGATGTAAATATTTCGAACTCTACTATTTCCACATCTGTTAAGAATCCTTGATATTTAATATCGTCTTTATTAAACTCTTTAGGAACTAACTTAATACCACCACATCTATTATCACTAACATTTGTAATACTTAGTGGATATTTGTGTTCTAATTGCTTAGGTAACTTAAAAATATTAATATATTTTTGATCGCTATATTCAGGTACCCATTTTATAACTTCGGATAATGTATGTTCGTAATCCACTAACCAAAAAGCATCTGTTCTGCTTTTTCTACTGTAAGTGTGATAGTCATTTAAATCATCTGTAAAGAAAATATCATATCTTACAGGAACAATGTCGGTGTGTAATTTTTGTTTTGTAACATCAAAGTCTTTATTTACAAGATATATACCAGCAACTCTTTCGTCCCATAGTTCTGTAACTTCTTTATCATATCTATGTTCTAGACCCCATTTAAAAACTTGTATGTAGTCACGTTCATGTTTAGCAGGCACATACAATAGTTTACCATTGAAATCGTAATCTCTATCTATTACCCAAAACCAATCTGTTTCAGAACGTTTAGCATAAAATTCAAATGTATCGGCATCGAATTTTTTATTTGTATAAAAAACATCATAATTTTCATCTTCTATAGGACAGTCTTTATGTATTTTTAAATCCGCATTTTTCCATTTTTTAGGCACAAGTCGTATGCCACCTATTTCTTGTGGATATTTTTCTGTTAATTGGTAAGGCATTCTAAACGAATGTATCATGTCTTGTTCAAAAGGATTAGGCACCCAATCAAAAGTTTTAAAATTTACTTTATGTTCCCAATCTACTAGCCATACATATTCATGATCATATGTATTTCTCAGAGTATAATCTTCTACATCCTTAACGTACATTACTGGGTAGTCCAATTTGATATCTAAATAGTTATGAAACTTTGTATCACATGATTTCCAATTTCTTGGATAAAGTTTAATACCACCTTCTTCTGCTGGGTATTTGTGTTCTAATTGACCTCGTAAATGAAAACTATGTATAAAGTCTGGTTCAAAATTACTTGGAGCCCAGTTTATATCTTCCGGTAATATGTATTCTTTATCTATACACCATACATGACTAGCATATGGATTTGTATCAAAATATTTTGCTGGAGTTTTTGTATTAAGTTTTTCAAATGTTTTCTTACAAACAACTTTGTTTATTTCTTTTGTGCCTTCTGACTTTTGTTTTGGAAGTAATGTAACACCTCCGTAGTTTCTAGTATCCCACTTCCAAACATGTTCATATGACATGTCGTAACTCTCAGGTCTAAAATTAAATATATCTGAATCTGTTATTTCAATATTTGGTTCTATTACCCAATACATCTTAGTATTAGATTTAATTTCTCCTATATCAGATATATTTTTGGCAAAAGGATATGATTCCTTTAAAGAAGGATTGTTGCCTATGTAAAATATATCAAACATGTTTGTTCTTTTCCAATATATAATTTACTGCATCTTCAATTTCATCTATGCCTTTATTAATGCCGTCCCATTTTTTATGTAGTTCCTCTCCATAGACAGGACATACTCCTCTATGATCAGGTAAGTCGCCACCACAAAAGTGACATCTGCCTTCTAATTTGCGTTGTATTTTATGCCAATCAATCTCGGACATGTACCTTTACTCCGTAATGATCGGCAAAGGCTTTGGCGTCTTCTTCGTCGTTTACAATAGGTTGTCCTTTTATGTTTAAACTTGTATTAAGTAACATTGGACATCCTGTATCCTTGTAAAACTTTGTAAGAAGCTCATGTAAGTCAGGGTGTTCTTCCTTTCTAACTGTTTGAACACGACTAGTGCCGTCTTCATGTATAATTGCAGGGAATTCTTCTGGCTTTTTACACTTTGCTACAAATTGCATATAAGGTGCATGTGAAATACCTCCAGGCATTTCAAAATAATCATGCACATGTTCTTCCAAAATCATGGGTGCAAACGGTCTAAACATTTGACGTTTTTTAATAACGTTCATTTTATCTTTGACATCTGGTCCTCTTGGGTCTGCACATAGGCTTCTATTACCTAATGCACGTGGCCCGAACTCGGCTCTACCATTTGCTATTCCAAAAAGTTCCCCCTTTTTTAAACTTGCTAATGCTTTTTTAATTGGATATTTTCCTTCTATGTTATGTCCTAAGTAAGGTGTTTTCCAATCTATTTTTTCTCCAGTTTTATTATACAATTCTAATGCGGCGGCTCCTAAACTGCTCCCACAGTCTCCTGGATTAGGCATAATAAAAATGTTTTTAAATATATCTGTTAAGTTACTGTTAGCAACACAATTTAGTGCTACACCGCCCATGTACACTAGGTTACTACTACCAGTTATTTCTTTTGCATACAGTCCGTATGAATAAATTCTTTCTTGTACTTGATCTTGTGCCGCGGCGGCCATATCAAAATCGTCAACTCCAGTAAAACTTTTTACATCTAACCCTCGTTGCAAGTTCTCTTTCATTGATATAGATTGTCTATAACTTATCCAAGGATGTTTATACTTGAAATATCTTTTTCCCATCTTTCTACTTAAAGGTTTCCAGTTTTCTGGCTTGCCATATGCGGCCATTCCCATAAGTATGTACTCATCTTCCATAGGTTTTAACCCTACATGATGTGTTACAGCACTATAAAACAATCCTAAACTACTAGGAAATTTTATGCTATGTAACTTTTTAAGTTTTCCTTCCTTCCATTGCCATATACTTGCAGTATCAAACTCGCCAATAGCATCTATAACCATTACAGTACATTCTTCATATTTACTGCTAAGTACACCTGCGGCGGCATGTGTTTCATGATGATAATAATCTTTTATAGGTATGCCTTTAAGTTGAGGATAAAACTTTTTAATCCACTGTCGTTGTGTTGGTTCTCGCAAGGCATTCCAATTGCCACCATACACATTTCTTAATTTTTTAAGCCATGCTTTTTCATGTAAAACTATTACATCAGGCTTTCCGCCTTCTATTGCGGCATTTATAAGTCCATGATTTAACCATGCATCATTTTTAGTTTTACTGTAACGTTCTGAATGTCCGGCAAATTCTATAGTGGAATCCTGTAACATACAGGCTCCAGCATCGTGAAATCCAAAACTAAGTCCTAAGATTCTCATCTATATATAAAAGGGTCTCTTTTTCTTAATTCTTCTAATTTCTTTTTCATTTGCTCTTCTTCCTCAGGTGTAAGAGTATCGTCAAATACCTTTTTTTCATGTTCTTTTTGAGCGTCTGTTTTTTCTCTTCTTTCTTCTTCCATAATATTATCTATTTGATTTATACATTAATTTATATAATTCCGGCAAGGCTTCTTCCATACTTTCGTCTCTTTGCTTATCCAACATTTCTGTATATTTTTGAAATGTGAGCAATTCTTGCCTCCAATTTTCTTTTCTGTTTTCCTTTAATGCCTTAATAGTTGCTTCTATACTTTGTACATTTTCCGGTCTATTTTTTAATACTTTACTTCTTTGTAACCACTGTTCTAATCTACCTGCGGCTACTTCACGTACCTGCTCTGGGCAGTTTCTAAAGTCTAAACTTGTAGGATAATCACATATTAAGAATGTTACAAATACTTCTCTTCCGTATTCTATTTCTAAACTTTCTATAAAGTCTAGTAATTTTGTTATTGTTAATACATTATATATTTGTATAACAGGACTAAACAATACAGTTCCTACAACGTCACTAGCACAATAAGTTCTTAAGTTTTTCTCAACTCTACTCCAGTGACTTGCACCTCTAATGTATTCGTTTTCTTTACCATAAGCATCTACACTAATACACATGAGTACACTTTTAAACTGTTCCACAAGATCTAAAAAACGTTTTTGAATATTGGTCATATTACTATTAAATACTAATTCTATGTCTTTTGCTATCCCTAGTTCAACACATTTTTCCATAATCCAATATACACGTTCTATAATAGTTGGCTCGCCACCTGTAAAATAAAGTTTTACAACACCGGGTAGCCATTCTTCTACTTGACGTAAAAAATTAGGATCATCTTCCCAGTTAGTTAATTCATCTACAAACTGACCCCAGGTGAAGTTGTCCTTTATGAACTGTGCCGCATCTGGGTCAGCATTTTCTATTTTTTTATATTCCTTTTGTATTTGACTTGAATTTTGTGGTTGGCACATTCTACACTTCAGGTTACACATATTGCCAAGCCTAAAATCCAAGTACATGGGTGCTTCTTCTACTCTATAGTCGTTGTTTACACTACGTTCTATAATGTCATGAATTTCTTCTCCTTTCCCACTATATTCAAACCAATCCCTAATATAGTTTGTTCTATAACTAGGGAAACCCATATCTTCTAAATCATAGCAATGCTCACAACCTTTTACCACGTCGCCTTCTATCATTTGCTTACGGATTTTACGCATATGATTGCTATTCCAGACATCTTCTATTTTATGTCCTCGATTTAGATCTACCATACTTCCATCATCATTCTTAAAATTATCTCTAGCAACACAGCACCAACTTACAGTTCCAGTTGGCTGTGTCATTATAGATATCCAAGGATAAGGGCAAAAAGTTTTACTATAATCAGACATACTTAAAAGTCCTCCGGTGCATTACCGTATTGTTTTAGTAAAGCATAAAATTCAGGAAACGTTTTAGCAAAACTTTCTCCTCTAAATTCATCACTAAACTTCACTTGTTTGTAAAACATTTCCATTAAACTTATATCATAATCTACATCTGTACAGTATTTTACCGAACTCACAATGTCAGGGTGTGTATTATCTTTATACTTGTCTACAATTTTATCTTTTATTACTTTAGGTAATACCTTACAACTAAAATGATCTGGCGTATAGACATGATTAAAATATATAGGAAGATCTGGTTTAAAATTATCTCTCCATTCTAATATTTCTTCCATATAAAAAATATTAAATATTCCTACAGTATAACAGATATCAACAAAAATATTTGGTATATTTTTATCTAAAACTTTTTGTAAATTATTTTGTACCTCGTTCCATTTAGCAGGATGTCTTATGTATTCAAATTGTTCTCCTACTCCATCAAAACTCCAACTTAACATTACTTGCTTAAAGTGAGGCCATAGTTCTAATCCTCTCTCAGGATATATTGAACCATTTGTATTATACAATAATTTTATATCTTTACTCTTACCGGAATCAACTAAATCCTGTAGTATATCGTAGTGTCTTTTTATTAATAATGGTTCACCGCCATAAAATTCTAATACTTCTAAGTCATCACTAAGTTCTTCAAAGTCTTCCCAAAATGCTTCGTTAGTTTCTGGCCATCTACCTACTGTACGCATTCTATCCCAAAACAAATTGTTTGTACCATCTCGTTTTTTCTCTTCTGGTACCCATAGGCTACTTGCAAAACTATTGCAAATTCTACATTTATTATTACACACATTACCTAATTTCAGATCCATGGACTTTGGCTTAATGTGTTCTTTCTTTTGTATTGCTTCTTCTAATGCTGTAGGAAAGTCTCTCAATGCTCTCTGGCGTTTACTGTCTATTCCGGCATCCTCGGCAGTCCAACAACTGTAGCAAGAAGCAGGTTTTTTACCATCTAAAAAGTCTTTTCTTAAATTTGCTAACCATTCACTTCTCCAGCCGTCAGTTAGTACGTCGTGTGTAAGTGATAAATTTTGACCGTCTTTGCTAATTAGCTCATCCATTTGACAGCATATAGACATAGAGCCATCAGTCCTGGCTTCTAAGTTTACAAACGGCATTGGGCAAAAATACTTACTCATAATTCTGCTAATTCCGGATAAACATCTTTAAAGTTTTCGTCTCTTAGTTTATCAAAAGATTCGTTAAACATTTTAAATTCTTCTAGTAAATGTGTATGATCATCATCTAAAAATTTTATTGCACTTTTATAACCTTCTGTTGCTCTACCTATATGATCTAAAGGTTCCAGCCATGCTAAATGCTTTAGCCATTTTGCTTTTATTTCTTCTTTTAATTCTTGTGGTAATACACTCATTCTAAATCGCTCGTTATTAAGTAACACATTCATATACCAGTCTCCCGGTTTGATATATCCCTTATCTACCCAGCTCTTATGAAAGTCTGTAATGTGATAGGCGTTATAGGCACTTACTGTTGCACTAATATAAAAGTCTACATCTGGAGACTTTTCTCGCAACTGCTCTATGTTATTTACCACGTCTGCCCATTTTGTTCCTTTTCGCTGATATTCTCCACGTATTCCTTCTGCATCTAAACTTGCACCAATACTTATATTATCAAAGTTTTTCCATAAATCTAATACATCATATTTTTTGTATTTTAATTTTGTAAAGTTTGTATTATAAAATATTCTTATATCTGTTTTACCCATTTCAACAAGTTTATTCATTATACTCCAATGCTCGTCCATTATAATAGGCTCCCCTCCAGCCCAATATATTTGTTCTATATGTTCTAACATTGGTTCAAACTCTTCCATAAAGTTATCTACATCATTACGGATTTGTATTACTTGTTCTGTTGGTGTAATATTCCATTCACTCTTTACAGCATCTTGGAACCAGTTACTACTTAATTCTGGTCCGCAATATCTACAACGTAAGTTACATACATTACTAAATCTAAAGTCTAAGTAAACTATATGTAAATCATCTAAACTGCCGTCTGTGTTTGTTTTTGCTACTTTATCCCAATGAGGTTCTAGCCAGTCTCGGTTACTTCTAACTCTTAAACTGTCATGACCTTTCTCTTCTTTTTCGTAGCAACGTACACATTGTTTACACTTTTTACCTTCTAACATTTTAAGACGAACTTCTTTCATCTTATCACTGTTCCAAACTTCTTGTAAACTATTTTCCCTTAAATCTCCTATATGTTCTTCCCAAGGAGTATCACAACAAAGCATAGTCTTACCATTAGGCCAAGGGTGCATATGAATCCAAGGTAGAATACACATTACATCTGAGTTTTTTATATCGTCGTATTTCATACGAAAAACTCCTTAACAACTTGTTTATTTTGTTCATGTAAATGTTCACTTATTCTTATTACATGTTGTTGATTATGATGAAATCGTTGTTTATTATTCAAAATAAATTCTTCCCAATATCCTAAATCTTTTTCACAAACTTTTTTTAGTTGCTCTAAAATCATATTCATTCTATTTTCTATACAATTTTCTTTATCATAAGAATGATCTATAACATCATCAAACATATCAAAATTCATTGACCTTAATGTATGCACTATGCCTGGTGTTCCTAAAATTAGAGGTATTTGATTCATCGCAAATGCTTTTGTTGTTTTTTCTGTTGGCATCATCCTGTCACTATTTACAGTAAGATATCTTCCACCTGTATTAGATGTATCACTATTAACAGAATAAGATGCTGGGTTATGTCCAATTACTCCCTCTAGTACAACGTTGAATACATTGTCTGCTATATGGGGAAGCAAGTCGTGTTGTTGTTCCGGCTGATCTCCTAACGATAATGGAAAGTAATTTTTTAGATGTGTTGGTATGAGATTCCAAAGTGGTTTATCTTTACCCCAATAATCATTTCCTAATTCATAGTCTGCCCATCCACAAGATAATCTTCCTTTAGGTCTTAAAAATTTATCGTCTAGAATTTTGCATGTAAACTGTATTCTTTCTTTTCTAGAATACCGTGCTAAACTTATAAAATGTTTAGACCGTTTATGCTCTAAAGGAATATTTTCTTTGTATCCTGGCTTGCCGGAATACACATCAAACCATGTGGAAGATGTTAAAAATCTTACCTTAGTAGTTTCTTGGTAAACATCTATATACCATTCTACGGCAACATCAGTACCAGCATCTATGAGTAAAACTTTTTTATATCCTGCCTTAGATAATAATGATATACTAATTTCCCAAAACTTTCTATGCAATGCTTCTGTGGTGTAACTAAGTATAACATTTTCTAAACCTAATTTTTCAGCAACTTTTATGGCTTCCATTGTGAAGAAGACATGTTCTGTTTCTGTTACAGTTTGGTAATCAAATACAACATAGTTAGGGTTATCAGGCAAGTCTTTTTGTAATCTATCAAAATATCCTGCATGTTGTCTTTTACATATAGATTTAGCATTGTTTGGTAATGTATTTAATACTAAATTCATATTAGTACTCATGCCTTATATTATGTTTATCTAAAAGATTTATTAGTTCAGGGAATACTTCCCTCCAACCATCTTCATGATTGCGTATTTTATCCAACTCGTCATTGTACCGACAAAAGTGTTCCCATTTAACTTCGTCCCAATCATCGTTATCATACATACTTAACAATGTTCCGAGTTCATATCTGTTACCCATCGTTTTTCTAAACTTGGCATGGGCCTCGTGTCTCACAACAGGAGGTAGTATTCCAGGCGATAGGTAATCCGGGTCATAAACAAAGTTCATATCAACTGGACAAGGTGCCCAATTTAAAAACTCGTCTAAATAAATGTAACTATATGCACTTACAGTTTGTGTTATTCTAACAGTCAATTCTGGTACTGCTAATATAGTATCTAAATTGTTCTCTACGTCTGACCATTGTGTAGGGAATCTAATATATTGATTTCTATGTTCCAGGTCGTCTATACTTGGACACACTCTGGCTTCTTTAAATTCTTTCCATAGTGGAATTGCTTTTTCAGGTATGCTTGTCATATTAATATTATACCATAGAATAATATTTTTACTACGACCACTTTCTACAAGCATTTCTAAATATTTCCAATGTGCTTTTATTAATGTGGGCTCTCCACCATTAATATATAATACTTCCATATTAGGTGCACAATCAAATAAATCTTGATAAAAATTTTCATCTTCTGGCCATTGGAAATCGTGTTTGTGGTCTAACCAACTATATCCATCATTTA